ATACACCCACCTCGCGGCCCTGATTGGGAGCATTTACCGCACCGGGCGCCCTGCCATGCATATGAGCGGGCAAGCCTACATCAACGGCGGCGGCCCACTGCGCGCCTTCACAAATCCATGGCGCGAGGGCGAAACATCGTGAAAACCTACATTGGAACCAAGGTGGTGCGTGCCGTCGCAATGACACGCTTTGCCTACAACGCACTGCGCGGATGGATGGTGCCGGCCGACGAGAACGGCGCCGACGATGGCTATTTGGTGGAGTACCTGGACGGCGGCAAGCCCAACGTTCCCGGATACGCTGGCTATGTGAGCTGGAGCCCCAAGGAGCAGTTCGACAAAGCCTATGTGAGCGTGGCCAACCTCAGTTTTGGCATGGCGCTGGAAGCATTGAAGTGTGGATTCCGCGTTGCGCGCGCCGGATGGAATGGGAATGGCCAGTGGGTGACGATGGCCGGACCTAAAGAAGGCACAAAGGTGCATTCGGATGCATTCTGGTCTGCCAACAATGCCGAATTCGCGCGTGTCCAACCAGACAGCAAAGTGACGGTAACGCCTTGCTTCACCATCAAGAACGCCCAGGACGAGATTGCAGCGTGGGTGCCCAGCACCAGCGACTGCCTGGCTAACGACTGGCGGGTGTTGGCATGATCCCCGCCGAGAATGAAGCCAAAGCGATTGCCGAATGGGAAGCAGCCAACGGGCTTGCGCCTGACCCATGCCTGCCAGTCGCCCGCGTGGCGTGGGAAGTTGCACGAAACGTGGCCATGTCCTTCGGGGACTTCTCCAAAGGCCCATGGGAGTCTCGTTCAAAAGTGGAGCAGGACGAGGCCGTGGCCCTTGTGACCGCCTACCTCAACACGCCGTCAATGACGCCAGTAACCCTGCAAGTGAAGCTGGAGAGCCAGCAAGACAGAGCAGTGGCATTTGCCTTCTTCGGCACCGTGCGCGGCATCGCGCAAGAGCAGACCCGCACATAAACCACCAGGAAAACACCATGAAACTCTGGAAACAACGCCTTTTTTCCCGCCTGCAGCGCCCAGACGAGGGCGATGGCTCTGACTTGGGCGGAGAAGTCATCAGCATCAACGGGGAAGGCGCAACACCGCCGACCGATGGCACTGATACCACAGCGGAAGACCGTGGAGACGTGGTAACACCACCTTCGGCAGACAAGGGCGACGGCGAGACATCTACCCAGGACTCCACAGCGACTGAACCTAAGTCCGGCGGCATCCCCAAGGCCCGTTTTGACGAGGTAAACGAGCGCCGCAAGTCTGCAGAACAGGAGTTGGAGGCAGCGCGTGCTGAATTGGCTGCACTCAAGTCAGGAAAGCAGGCAGCTCCAACGCAAACTACCGAGCAAACACCTCAAGAGCCGGCTGCAAAGCAGTTTGACGAAGACGCCAAGGAGCAGGCCTACATTGACGCCATGCTGGACGGTGATACCGCACTTGCGAAGCAGATCCGCAAGGAAATCAATGCCAACTTGCGCCAGCAGGCCGCCGTGGAAGTGGAAACACGGACAACCCAGCGCAATGCCGCCGAGAGTTTGAGCCAAGCAGCGGCCAAAGCCAGTGCAGATTACCCCTATCTTGACACGGATGAAGGCTCATATGCACTGGGCCTGATTGTGTCTGCACGCGATGCTGGAATTGCCCGCGGATTGCCTGCGCACGTTGCCCTGGCAGACGCCGTGGCCAAGATCGCTCCGCGATTTGCTCCAGCAGACAGCGCAGCGACCCCCAGTAGGGGCTTGCCCACACCCAAGGCCGCTGTAGATACTCGCACACAGCAAGCACTGGAGCGTGGAGCACTGGATTCAACCCGGCAGCCACCCCCGATGCAAGCAGGTTTGGGAAATCGCACGGACAAGGTTCGCATTGATGTTGACAACCTCGATGAAGCCCAGTTCGCAGCCCTCACGCCAGCCGAGAAAAAGGCTGCACGCGGGGACTACTCGTAGAGCCAACCAAGCCAACCCCAGCGGGGTTCACCGTCCCGCTGGTTCTCTCAGGTGACTTCGCCCCATAACTGGCGTTAAACGGTTTGGCCTCTTGACGGCCCCAGCAGTCATGTTCCCGCAAGGCAGCGCATTGCCAGACGAATGCAACCCCTTTTTTTGGAGCATGACATGCTTACTAATTTCGCAGCGCTGACACCCCAGCAAAAAGTTGTTTGGTCCCGTGACGTGTGGCAATCCGCCCGCGACCAAATGTTTATCAAGAAATTCACTGGTGGCGAAAACTCCATCATCCAGCGCATCACCGAACTGACCAAAACCGAGAAGGGCGAACAAGTGCTCATGCACCTGGTTGCCGACCTGGTTGAAGATGGCGTTATCGGTGACAACGAGCGCGAAGGCAACGAGGAAGCGATGCAGTCCTACGCGCAGACGCTGAACATCGACCTGATTACCCACTCTGTCCGCAACAAGGGCAAATTGAGCGATCAGAAGTCGGTCATCAAGTTCCGTGAAATGGGCAAGGATCGCCTGTCATTCTGGCTGGCCAATCGTGTTGACCAACTGGCATTCCTGGCAATGTCCGGCATCAGTTTCGCCTTCAAGAACAACGGTGAAGCCCGCGTAGGCTCCCCATTCCCCAATCTGTCCTTCGCTGCAGACGTGTCTGGTCCTACCAGCAAGCGCAGCGTGATGTGGGATGGCACCGGCCTGGCTGTATCGAACACTGCTTCGATCACCACTAGCTACGTGCCCACCTACAAGATGATTGTGGATGCCGTTGCCTATGCCAAGGAAAACTACATCAAGCCCCTGATGTCGGAAGGCAAAGAGCATTACGTGATGTTCGTGACTCCCGGCACACTGGCCGCTCTGAAAAAGGATGCGGATTACCAGCGCGCAGTGGTTGGAGTGGCTACCAAGGCCGGAACTGATAGCCCATGGTTCACTGGTGGCAATGTCACCATTGATGGCGTGGTTCTGCACGAACACCGTTTGGTCTACAACACCAAGGGCGCAGCCTCTGGCTCAAAGTGGGGTTCTGGCGGTCTGGTCAACGGCACTCGCACACTGCTTTGCGGTGCGCAAGCGCTTGGCATGGCCGACATTGGCACACCAGAGTGGAATGAAAAGGACTTCCAGTATGGCGCGCAGCAAGGTATCAACATCGACAAGATGTTTGGCCTGCTGAAACCCAAGTTCTACAGCATCTACAACGGTAGCGTGCAGGACTTCGGCATCCTGGCCATCGACCACTACGCACAGTAAGCGTAACAAGCGGGGGCTTCGGCCCTCGCTGACAAACCCCAAAAAACGTTCTCCCTTTCCCTTTGTTGTTGTGAGGAATAAATCATGCCTATCACCAAAAACCCCGCTCGCCAAGAGCTGATCGCCGCCCACGTTGACATCAACCTGGCCGATGTCGCCAACAATGTTGCAGCGCCCGCGCTTGATCTTCCTGTTGGAGCAGTCGTCGTAAGTGGTGCATTTGTCACCACTGAAGCCTGGAACTCCACCACTTCTGACGTGATGGACGTAGGCGATGCAGGATCTGCGACACGTTACCTGACAGACGGAAACATTCGTGCGCTGGGCGCCCGTGTCCCATTGGTGCCTACCGGCATCGTCCACGATGCGACCAACAACACGTTGCGCGTGACATGGACCAGTGGCGGCGGCGCACCAACCACCGGCAAGGTTCGCCTGGAAGTTCAGTATTTCGTCAAGGGACGTGCTGCTTTCACGCAGGGCTAAAAGTTTCTCCTTGAGTGGCGCCCTTCGGGGCTTTTAACCCCCACCGGCTTGATCCCCGGTGGGTTTTTTGGACAACTGAGGATTCATTATGAAATTCCGATCTACCACTGGCGAAGATATCCATATTGCACTGACCAATGGCAAAACTGCCTTGATTGGTGTGGAACTCACCGAACTCGACAAAGAGTTTCACAAGGAAGCCATCGCACGCGGCGCATTGCCAGAAGGCGTGGACGCTGATGTGGACCCCGTGAACACAGGCTTCAATCGCAAGCAGGCCATCATTGACGTTCTCGATGCCATGGCAGACGGCGACACCGAAGGCGACTTCAACCAGGACGGCACCCCCGCATTGAAGCGCGTGACTGCAAAGCTGGGTTTCACAGCCTCCCGCGAGGAAGTGAATGAAGCCTGGGCAGTAGTAACCGCCAAGGCCGACTAAGCCCATGGACGCTACAGAACTGCTTGGCATCTTCCGCGAGGAAGT